GAAATACTTGTAGTTGATAAGGATGTGGTATGATGTACAAAAATAGTGGACAAATGTCCTCAGTTTCCGAACAGCGAACACAGGAGGAGAAATGAGATATTTAGTAATTTCAGATTTGCATTGTGGGAGTAACAAAAGCCATGCTGATGACTTTGCTGACAATGATAAAAACCTTATTAAGTGGATTAATGCTAAAATATATACACATCAAATAGATAAGATTATATTAAACGGAGATCAGACAGAGGAATGGCAATTCCGGAGAAAAGATATATTAAAAGGTCATAAAGTATTATTTGATTATTTCAAATTAATGGGTGTTGAGGAGTTAATCGGGAATCATAATTACAAGCTAGGTGGAAAACTCACTAAAAAGATAACTTGTGATAATGGCAAGAAAGTACTAATCTCTCATGGGTTTCAAAATGATAAAGCCATGACAAATCCTTTCACTAGATTTGGTGTGTGGCTTATGGGATTGATTGAGCGTATAAAACCATTCAAAAATATTGATAACTTTGCAGATGTGTTATATAAAAACAAACGAAGTCCTATTGATATTAACACGGAGAGATACGCACTTGATAAGTTAAATAAGTTTGATATTGTAATATGTGGTCACACTCATAAACAAAAGATAATGTTTATAAATCAGTACACCTATAGGACTTACGCCAAAAAAGCAGATAAACCGACACCTGTTAAAATATATGCTAATTGTGGTACGTGCCAAGGTGGTAAGTTTCAAGGCACCATATTAGATACTAAAAACGGTAAAGTAACGAGGGTATAGTATGAGTGGAAAAGAAAAAGATAGTTTGGAAATGATTAAAAGATTTGATATACAAGATATAGATAAAGCTAGTAAGTTGTATGAAAGAATTAAACAATTTAATTACGATTTTGAGTTTATATCACACCTAATGAAACAGTCATGTGGTGGTAATAGAAACATAGAAATGTATATATCAATACAACCTAAACAAAAGAAAACAAATGTTGTCGTTACTTTGGAAATGATTAAAAGATTTGATATACAAGATATAGATAAAGCTAATAAGTTGTATGAAAGAATTAAACAATTTAATTACGATTTAGAAAAAATAGCAAATGGAGCATATAATGAATGATAAAATAATTATTGACCATAACAACCCAGTAAAAGTGCATGTGTGGGAAGGTTATGAGACTGGACATACTAAAGCGGAAAGGTATCCAATTTGTTATGCTAAAGGGAAATTATATTGTGTATTAGAAGAACATGAAGAAGCATATTTATTAGGCTATTAAAATCTTGATGTTTGCGGTTGGAGAAACCGCAACCCTATACCAAAAAAGAAAACACGAGAAATGAATAATGATGAACTTATAGCACTACGTGATAAATGGTTTAGGTATAAAGAAGATAAATATCTTTGTCATAGAGTAACCGATATTGATATTTATGAGAATGAAACTAATTTAAGAATTGACGGAATGTGGAAGGATATTAACGATTTAAAAGATTGGCTATACGCAGATACACCGACTAGCACATGGCATGATTTCACAAAGGAGGAATAGGGTATGAAAATTGTTAAAAAACTTTGGGGACATGAAGAAATTATTGTAAACACAGATCTATATTGCTTTAAATACTTACACTTGATAAAAGGTTTTCAATGTAGTTTACATAGCCATAAGAAAAAAGAAGAAACTTTTATACTCAAAGAAGGTATAGTTGAAATTGAATATATTGGCAAGATTTACCACCTCAATGAAGGACATACGGTAACAATCAAGCCACATCAATTACACCGATTCAAATCCATAACAGACACCGCAATACTTATTGAAGTAAGCACACACGATGACCCGGAAGATAGTTATAGAATTGAGAAGTCAAGGGAGGTTGAATGAATGATATAAATGATTTGAATAATAATATCAATACTTTTAAAATTGGTGTAAAGATACAAGACGACAGATCACTTGAATTAAGAACAATTCACAAATATAAAAAACATGGAGTTTACTTCTTATATATACCGGCATTATGCACATATGTAAAAATAGACATTAAATCATTCGATAAAGCACTAAAAAATATAATCATACATTCATAACTTTTTTAAAATAATACTTGACACGTGTCAATAAATATAGTATACTGTACACGTAAGTACTTTATACTATAGGGCGTTTATTGATTAATTCAGAAATTGAAAAAATCAGACAATTCATAAGAACCTCACTTATTAGAAATCCGGACTATCAAAAATACGGATATAACAAACAACTAATAAAATCAATAGAAAAAAACCTTAGCATTACTTTAACCGATAGCTGTATATCAAAGCATATTAAAAAAGTTAAAGAAGATTTTGCAAAAGAGCAGGAAATACAAGTTTCAAAAATAGAACTAATTAATATGTACATGTCTATGTATACAAATAAAAAAAGTAGTAACTCTGATAGAATTAGAATCTTGCAAGAAATAGGAAAACTCGAAGGACATTACGTTGAAAAAGTTGAACATTCTGGCAAAATTAATATAACAGGAAACATTAATTGGAAATAAATTCTAATCTCCCAAAGTGGTCTAAGAACTGCATACCCTCAAAACGTTTCAAAGGATTATATGGTGGGCGTGGTGGCGCTAAAAGTTATTCAATAGCAGATATACTCATATTAATGATGATTGGCTTTATACCCTTTGGGCTTACTGAAAAAGAAATTGAGACATATATACCACATTCTATTAATAAACCCCTCACAGTGCTCTGTACGCGTGAAATACAGCATAGTATTAAAGACAGTGTACACGCATTACTTGAACTACGTATAAAAGAATTACTTGGAGTTGATTATAAAGAAATATTTGATATAACACAGAATGATATTATATGCAAAACAGGCGGGAAATTTTTATTTCGTGGATTATACCGTAATGTAACATCTATCCAGTCAATTCCAAATATAGATATATGTTGGGTAGAAGAAGCACAATCCGTCTCACAAGAAAGCCTCAATATACTCATGCCTACGATACGAAAAGACAAATCAGAATTATGGTTTACATTTAACCGTATATATGATACTGATCCGGTATGGAGTTTATTTAAAAATGGTGAAGATGATAATACATTAAGTTTAAATATTAACTGGCAAGACAATCCATTTTTTACCGAAGCATTACGAATACAAAAAGATAAGGATTATGCAAGTGATAAGGTATTAGCAAATCATATATGGGGCGGCAATCCAATACGAGAGGGAAGCGATGTTGCAATCAAACTATCACAGATTCTTAATGCTATTGACCGTATTATTGATGATACTGGCGATTGTTCTTTTGGTGTGGATGTTGCAAGATTCGGTAACGATAGTACTACAATATGGAAAAGAAAAGGTCTTAAGGTAATTGATTATAAAGAGCTTAAAAAACAAGATATTGTTATAGTTGCAAATACTGTTATGCAAATGGCAAGTAAGACTGATAGAATACTTGTAGATGATACCGGGGTAGGTGGCGGTGTTACTGATATATTACATGATAACAAGTACAAAGTAACCGGTGTTAATTTTGGCGGATCTCCAAAAGATAAGGATAAATATCCTAATGCAATTAGTGAGATGTGGTTTGAATTTGCAGATGTAATTGATACCGCACAGATCCCAAATGTTGAACGACTAAAAGGGGAACTATCAAATAGAAAATATGGTTATGATACAAAGAACCGCCGAGTAATTGAGAGTAAAGATAATTATAAAAAGCGTGGATATAAAAGTCCTGACTTTGCAGACGGATTATTATTATGTTACTACAATCCGATGAAAAATGATTTTGATTTTGGGGATGCAAAAGCAGAGGTGAAAAATTCATGAGTAGAATAAAAAGAAATAAAAATAATTTAATCGATAGATTTAAAAATGTAGTAGACTCAATAAAAAGCCCTAGTGACAAACAAATACTCACTAAGAGCCTTGAAGAACTATCCGGTCTTGAAGTAGAGGGGTGTAATAGTGATACACTTCTAACGACAAAAGGAAAAGATGTTGGATTATATAAAGCCATGCTTTTGGATGATACAATTATTTCTAGTATGGATTTAAAAAAGAAACTAATATTATCTATTGATTACGATATAAAATCAGCGAGTGAAGAGGATATGGACGAAGAAATAGCCGAGTTTGTAAGGGATGTATTAAACAATACGAAAACGCCCTTCACAGATATACTTGATAACTTTCTTGATTCAATGTCATATGGTTATAAATGTGGTGAGATAGTATGGTCTACACGTAATAATCAATGGGTATGGGATAATATAAAGATTCGTGATTCAATCTTCTTTAAGTTTGGGTATGATGAATTTTACAATATGGACAAGTTATTTATAGGGCGTGATTTAGGTGAACCGACAACCATAACCGGCATAGAGAACATTAATAGCAAGTTTATGATATTTGTATACCCTTATCAGATAGATGGCAATTGGTACGGCAAGAGCGACTTACAGGCCGTATATACACAATATAATCAAAAGGTTAATATAGTCAAATGGCGTGGCATGTACCTCCAAGGGTATGGCATGCCAGTACCAATTGTTAAATATGACTTTAAATCCGTAACGACTGGAGAGAAAAACGCCTTTGAAGAAATGCTTGATAACTGGCAAGATAACATGTATATGATGATACCAGCAATCAGAGACATTGAAAAAGGTGAACTCCATGGAAAGTTTGAAATAGATTTTCGTGAAGTTGGAAAGGGTGCTGCAAATGGTACAACTCCATATGATGGAACTATTTCAAATATAAACAATGATATTCGTAGACGTTTACTTATACCGGATAAAATGGGCTTTTCTGATAGTGAGGGCGGTAGTTACTCATTAAGTGAAACACAATTTAGTTTATTAAAGATGATTCTAATTGATACACATAGAAAAATTGAAAACTTCATTAATCCTTATATTACTAATCTCGTTAATTACAATTATCCTAATGTAGAGAATCCCCCTTTTCTAAAGTATCAAGATTTGAATGATAACATTGAGACTGAACTATTGAAATTGTTACTAATGAATAGAGTTATCGATAAAGACGAAAAGTGGATTAGAAGTCGTTTAAATATACCTGAGTTATCTGAAAAAGAACGTGTTGAACTTGAAGCAACTCAAAAAGAACGCGCTGAAAACATGCCTGTTATTCCTGAGGTTACGGGAGATGACAATAAAAAAGTTATCGATGACAGTAAAAAAGTTATTGACGATAAAGAAGAGAAATTAAAAAATACAACTCAATTCTCATTTAAAGATACTAAAAAACAATATCCTACTGATTACAAAAAGATACAAAATACTTATGATACACTTGCCGAAGAGTTTATAACAGATTACGCCCGGTTATATACTGAGCAATCAAAGTATTTACTAAAACAAACTAAAAGCAAAAAGATAGTTGAAAAAGAAGATCTCGGACTTGTCAATTCATTACGCATTAAGAAAAAAGATATTAAAAATCTATACCAGGTATACTACTTTCAATTATATCTAAAAGGTAAAACAGAAGCCATTGACGATATTAACAAACGAATAGATATAAGTAATGTAAAGGAAACTTTTCAAATAGAATCCGATGTTGAATGGCTAGATAGAGCATGGATTAATAAATACCTTACGGATTATGGTGAAGTAGGCAAGTTATCGAAAACTGATATTACATATCTTAAAAGACTCAGAGATCAAGCGGTATATAACACCGGAGTAGTAGAAGCCGATATGGTTAATGCCGTATATAAAGCGGTTAAACAGGGCTTAGAATCAAGTCAAGGAACCGGAGTAATAGCGAGTACTATTGAGCAATTTCTTGCAGATGATTTGAAACGATATGCGACTACAATAGCCAAAACGACCGCTAGTGATGCTTATAACAATGCAAGATTAAATCTGTTCAAAGGGGATGTATTAAATCCTATTATACAAGCATATCAATATGATGCAATAATCGATAATACGACAACAGAATTTTGTTTGACTCATAACACACAAATAATTCAAGATAGTGATCCCCAGTTGGCTATTATAAGCCCCCCGAACCATTACAATTGCCGCAGCTTATTAACACCGATTTTTATAGGTGAACAAAATGATCCAAGTAGTTTTTATAGTAACTTTGATGATAAGTTTAAAAAGTTTGGTACGAGTGTACCAGTTGACAGTAGATTACCAATGAAAGGCTTCGGAGGCATTTGATATGACAAAAATTACAATTGAAATTGATATGAAAAAGAAAGCAGTTACTAATATAGATATACCGAAAGAGATTAATCCGGTGCAATTAGTAGGGATATTAAACTCTGTTGAAAATACCATATTAGGCAGTCTACAAATTGAGCCTAAAGGTAAAATAGAAAAACCAAATGGCATAATATTGCCAAATAGTAATTAAGGGGATTGATATGGCAGATAAAGCAATAAGATCAAACATTGCAATATTCGGAAAAAATGATGCTGGGGAAAGCGTACCGTTAAAATATGATAGTAGGAATATAAAAGGATTATAATATGCTAAAACCAAATGAAAATGAAACAAGGGATGATTTTATTAAAAGATGTATTCCGATAGTTATAAAAGACGGTACCGCAAAAGATCAAGCTAATACAGTATGTTCAACTTTATGGAAAGAGGGTGGAAATATTGGTGAACGTGGTGGCGATAGAGGCGGCTCAAAAGATAGACCATTAAATCTAAAACTAGAGACTAAGAATATGGAAGGCGTTGAAGTATTAGAAGCCGGAACTTTTAAAGGCATTACTACAACCGAAGCGGATATTGATGAAATGATTAATAATTTTGATAATCAGGTTACAGAGCCTTATTTAACAATAGATCACTCGCATTTTGCAACCTCGCAATTCAAAGATGCTTTACAAGCGTTATCACTTGGATTCGTAGAGAGTATGAAAAGAAACGGTAATAAATTAGTCGCTAATTTCAAGCAAGTGCCAAAACAAGTTGCGGAACTTATCGAAGCAGGGGCATTAAAAAAGAAATCAATCGAATTTTATAAAAAGTATGTACATGCCGATGGTAGTATATACAAGAATGTTTTACAGGGTGTGACTTTCCATGGTGCCAATGGCTCCCCGGCAGTGACTACCCTATCGGATTTCGTTAATCTTTACAAAAACGATTTGACGGAAAAGACTCAAGACAATGAAAACAAAGTTATTACTTTTGGTAGTAACGAACCTAAAAAGGAGAATCAAATGGCAAAAATTGAAATTGAAAAGCAAGAATATGATAGCTTGCTTAAAATGAAAAATGATTCTGATATCGCTAATAGTGAATTAGAAACATTAAAAACTGAAAATGCGGATTTGACAAAATCAGTTGATGATATTAAAGCAGAAAAAATTGAACTTGAAAAATCTAAAACTGAATTTGAAAAATACAAAAAAGATGTAGAGGACGGCAAAGTTGTTGAACTCAAAAAAGAAGCTGAAGACTATATTAACAAACAGATTGAAAACAAAAAAGTTACACCTGCTTCAAAAGATTTATATATTGAACAGTACGTTACGTATAAATCAGACGATGAAAAATTTGAAACTTTCAAGAAAGATATTGAAGGTAGAGAAGTAGAAATGTTTAAAAATGTAAAAGGCGATGATGGCAATGCAGATAGTAAGTCCGTTGACGATATTGATGATATGATTCAAGTCGAAATGAAAAACGGTAAATCTTTTGATGAAGCTAGAGTAATCGCATTTAAAAAGTTGGAGGCATAACATGGCTATTGTAGAAGATCAAGGTAAAAAACTAAATATACTATCCTCTTCATATGAAGCGGACGGCGATTTAACAGACTTGCAATGGTGTGCTGTAATGGCATCCGGCGCATCTACTGGAAAAATGAAAGTAAAAGCACCAACCGGGCAAGGCGTTATATGTTTGGGTATTGTACAAACATACGAAGCTGAAGATGGATTGCAAGCTGAAATACTTGAATATGGATTTACTAAAGCATACGGCGATAGTACTTTTAATTCAGGCGTTGAATTATGTGTATCCGGTTCAGATGGAAAACTTGAAGGCGCATCAACAGGCGATTATGTAATTGCTATTGCCGAATAAGCATGTGTTGAAGCAGATCAACTTGTTACAGTTCGGGTAGTAAGCCCTTATCAAAAAAATTAGGAGGATAATATGGCAACATTAAATGTAGAAGATAGACGTATTGAAGCTTATTTAACTAATTTTTCAGTAGCGTACAAAGTCGATGAAAATGTCGGTGACTTTGTAGCACCTAAATTCAAAGTTGAAAAATCAAGTGATAAGTACCTAGAATACACAAAACAAAGTTTCAGAATTTACGATAATAAAATATCAGGTCGAGAAAAAGCAAAAGAAATTGACTTGAAAACAAATGAAGGAAATTATTCATGTGAAGAGTTCAGTCTTGCAACTTTCCTTTCTGACCGTGATATTCGTAACTCAAAAGGCGTTGGAACTTTAAGATTAAAAGAAGATAAAATAAAACATCTTAAAGACAGACAAATGGCATCAAGAGAAAAAAGAATTCTTGATGTTGCAGGTAGTTCAAGCATTGTAACACAAACTAGTGATCTTTCAAGCGCATGGGCAACCGATGATACCGGAACACCTGTCGAAAATATCAAAGATGCTATGAGTGTAATTTATTTAGCAGTCCGTAAACAAGCGAATAGAATTATATTACCTTATGACGTAGCATTACAGATGACAAACACCGACGAATGGAAGGATAACTTCAAATATACTCAAACTGATTTACAGAGTGTAGCGCAAGTTATCGCAGCTCTTAAAAATCTAGGCTTACAGCCAATGATTACTGGTGCGGTAGGTCTTACAACTCACGAAGGTGGAGCTTCTGATCCAACATGGGACGGATTATTTGATCAGAAAGTTTTAATCTTTTATGCAGAACCTCAACCAACTCCAAACAGCATGACATTTATGTCAAGTCCATTTACAGTAATGGATAAAGTTGAAAGCTATAGAGTCAATGGCGAGCGTGGAACACGATATGAAATCTATGAAGAAGTAGACGAATTATTGATTAACGCAGCTTGTGCATACTTATACACAAACGTGATTTAAAAATATGGGGAGTGCTCATGGCTCCCCTTATTTTACAAGGATTTATAAATGTCTTATTCCTCAGAAGTAGAATTCAGAGCCAATGTATCAATCGGAACTGTTGCAAATATAACATCGACTATCGTACTTGAAAGAATAGTAATAGCTGATAAAGAAAT